ATCGATGGCAAAAGCAACTGAAAATGATGCACGAATCCAGCAGATAAGAGGTGAAATAATCGACAAGAAAAGGGAATTACGAAACCTAAAAGAAATGAAGAAAACATTGTCCAGTGATGTCTCAAATCTCAACTATGCTATTGAATGGATGCAAACGGCTAGATGTCCGGGAAATAAAAGGGGAATTGAAAACCGCGCAGCATATGATCGTGAAATACCTGTTGATCCATATTGGCTTCAACTAAACAGCGATGAGGATCAAATTACATTATCGATAGATGATGAAAAGGGAGATATTGATCAAGAACAATTATTAAAAGAGATCACAAAGTCTTTGAATAAAAAAGAAAAAGAGATACTCGTTATGTCCGCAAATCATATGAGCATCAGAAGAATTTCGAATATGACTCGTATTCCACGTTCAACAGTACATGACATTTTAAAAAAATGTAAAAAGAAAATAGAAGATGAAGGGTGGATGATTGTATGAGGTATGTTGAACCAATCAGGGATGAAGAGCAGCTGGAAGACTTTAAAGAGTATCTCAAAGGTAAAAGTGAGCGAGATTATGTTCTATTTCTAACAGGCATCCATACAGGCTTTCGTGTATCGGATATTTTGCAGTTAAGAGTAAAAGATGTAAGAGGTACACATATAAGAGTCATTGAAATGAAAACAGGAAAACCAAAACGAGTAATCATTAGTCCAGAACTGAAACGAGCTTTGAAGCATTTCATCGCAGGTAGAAAAGATAAAGAATACTTATTCCCAAGCCATAAACGAACAAAGTCCGGAAAACAAAAGCCTATTTCAAGAGTAAGAGTTTATCAGATATTCAATGAAGCTGCACAAGCGATTGGATTAAGAGACAACATAGGCACACATACAATGCGGAAGACATTCGGTTACCACTTCTATAAAAAGTATGGAGATGTAGCGTCACTACAAAAGCTATTCAATCATGCGACGCAGGACATAACATTGATGTACATCGGTGTAGAACAAGACGATATAGATAAGAAAGTATCACATCTTTTCTAAGGTGTGATTTTTTGATGGCTATTTTTAGATAACAAATGTTATAAGGTCAACGGTTTGCGTGTGCTTTTCATTTATTAAATTTAACAAAAAAGATGGAGTTGTAAATTTTTAAAATAATTTTTTCAAAGTCTTTATGGCTGTAGGGCTCAAGATAGTTTTATGAATTTAACAGTCTGTTAGATATGTTAAATTAATAGATTGATCCCGGACGAATACACACTATTAGTGAAGAGATATTTATAAGATTTGATTTTTTAGGAAGGAGTATGTATATGCGAGTAAAAACACGTACAACAGCACAGGGCACAGAGTATTGGGATACGAAAGAAAAACGTTCTATCTTTGTACATCTTGGCGATGAGCCTGGATTCGAAGTGAATGCTAATCCCAAGAGCATGTTAAACGTAAATGAAGATGAGAAAAAGGAAGATACAGGAGAGACGGCAGTTAACTTCAACATGATGACTGTCCAAGAATTGCGCAAATATGCAGAAGAGTTGTGCATCGATATTCCTGATGATGTCAAGAAGAAAGCAGATATTATTAGTCTATTGCAATGAGATACTGCAACTTCAATGGCTGTACAAACAAAGTCGAAAAAGGATTTTACTGTGAAGAACATAAACGGAAAAAAAGAAAATCTAAAAAGACCATCTATCATCACAGTAATAAATCTTTCTACAATTCAGATGCATGGGAATCAATGCGATCATTCATTTACGAAAGAGAACATGGTTGTTGTCAACGATGTGGAAGGTTCGTATTCGGAAGACAAGCACATGTCCATCATGTTGTGCCAATTAAAAAGAATCCTTTGCTGAAACTTGATCCGAACAATTTAAGATTGTTATGTCCGAAGTGTCACACGATTGAAGAAAATGAATCCGATGATAAGAAAAAAGCAATATTTCCTAGTTACTTTGATTAACGCCCCCCTATCCCTAAAAAATTTTAGGAGTATGGGGAGATAGGTACAGGGGAGGTAAACGTGCGACAAAATATTTTCTACGTGAGGGGGGGTTAATAATTGGCAAAACCTAGTAAGAAAAAACAAGATGAAATGATTGTAGCTGAAATCAATAGATTGAATGCAATTTTCAGAGATGTATCAGAAGATTCGGTTGACGTTGCAAAAGAGTTGATTGAACGGATTGCCTTTATGACGATCACGCTCGAAATTTTAGAAGATACCATAAAAACAAAAGGTCCTACTTATATCTTCAAACAAGGTTCACAAGTTATGCTTGTTGAAAATCCAGCTCAAAGATCATACAATGCCATGATTAATCGTTATACATCTGCCTATGAAAAATTGTTCAACTTGTTGCCAAAAGAATTAAAAAACAAACCCTCAGCAAAAGAAAAAGATGCGTTCCAAGCTTTTAATAGCAAATGGGCTGATAAATAATGATCGAAATTGGCATCAATTATGCAGATCAATTCGCGAAAAAGGTAATACGTCATAAAAAGAAATATCCAAAAACAATACATCAAGCGGTGGAACGCTATAAAAAGTGGAAAAAAAGAAAAGATATTTGGCTCGATCTAAATGCTGCAAATCGAGCGATGGATTTTATGGAAACGTTTTGTATATATTCAGAAGGCGATGTGGCAGGTCAAAATTATGAATTAAAAGATTGGCAAAGATTCGCCTTTACGAATATTTACGGATGGATGAAAAAAGATGAAGAAGGTAGAGTAGTACGGGTTATCAGTACTGACTACATTCAAGTTCCAAGAAAAAATGAAAAAACGACTATTGCAGCTGGACAAGCAACATATGCTATGTATGGCGATGGTGAAATAGGTGCTGAATGTTATACAGCGGCAACCGATAAAGATCAGGCAAATATTTCAGCAAAGAAAATAGCTTCAACAATTGAAAACAGTCCGAATTTAAACGAAAAAACCAAAATTTATAAAGGACCAAAGGGCGGAGTAAACTCAATCGTTTACTCTTTTTTTGTTAAAGGGAAATCATTTAAGAACTTTTTAGTGCCATTGTCACGAGAAACGAAAGGTTTAGATGGTAAGAACCCTCATTTTGTGTTGCTCGATGAAGTACATGCTCAAAATAATGCAGATATTTATGATGTATTGAAATCTGGTATGGGCTCGCGTTCTCAACCTTTGATGAGCATTGTTTCAACAGCAGGGAAAGGGACGACATCTGTCGGGTTACAGATTTATGATTATTCGAAGAAAATATTAAACGGCGAAATAGATGATGATTCATGGTTTGTTATGATTTATGAACCAGACAAACACGATAAATGGGACGATCCATCCGTTTGGGAAAAGGTAAATCCCAATTATGGAACATCGGTGAAAAAGAGTTATCTAGAAAATCGCTTTAAAGAAGCACAGGTTTCTGCAGAAAGAAAAGATGAATTTTTGGCAAAACACTTAAACGTCTTCGTACGATCAACAGGAACGTATTTTGAAAAAAGCATTGTTGAAAAAATGCTTGTCAAAGATTTAGGAGATCTAACGGGTCTTGAATGTGTCATTGGTATTGATTTAAGTAAAACAACAGACTTAACATGTGTTAGCTTGAATTTCCCCACATTCACAGATGAAGGGAAATCCATACTAAAGATAAAACAAATGTACTTTATCCCTTCTGAGAACATTGAAGCACGTGAGAAATTAGAAAACATCCCGTATAGAAATTTGTCAGAGCGTGGATTTGTAACATTGTGTGATGGCAAAACCATTGATTATGATATGGTGCTTGAATATATTAGGGAACAAGCTCAACTGTATGATATTAAACAAATTAATTACGATCCTGCCCATGCTGTGAAACTAGTTGAAGCTTTAGATGCAGAAGGATTTGAATGTATCGAAGTACGACAGTATCCATCATCGATGAATGCCCCATTTGATGATATTGAATTATTGATGTATGAGGGAAGAGTTTTAACTGATAATCCATTACTTATCTACTGTACAGAAAATGTTGTAGCTTTTGTAAATATTCAAGGCCTAAAAGCACCATCAAAAAAACAAAGTCAAAACAAAATTGATGGATTTGTCGCCTGTATAACTGGTCATAAAGAAACTATGATGATGATGAGTGAAGTAGATGCAGAAGGCATGGATAAACTCATCAATGAGATTTATCGATAGCGAGGTGAGAATGTGGGATTACGTAATTCAATTTCAAATTTTTTATTTAGGCAAGCTGAAAAGCGTGGCTGGTTAGATGATTTTAAAGGAAATATTCGTTATGGTGGAAGATATGTATCTAGTAATGAGGAAACTCTTGCTTCAAGTGATGTTTACTTATTGTTGCAAGATATTTCAAATCAAATCGCTTTGGCCAAATGGAAAATAGCTGATGCAGAGGGTGTAGAGCAACCTCATCATCCAATTAATAAAGTATTAAAAAGACCCAATAATTATCTAACACGTTCTGAGTTCTTGAAGTTACTCACGAACGTTTTTTTAATAGATGGAGAAGTATTTCCTGTTTTTGATGGCAAAGAGATGCATATCGCTTCAAATGTTTATGCAGAGTTAGATGATAGATTAATAGAGCACTTCACAGTAAATGGTGTGGAAATACCCTCATCCATGATACGCCATATCAAAAATATCGGAGTAGATCATATACAGGGTATAGGCATTTCAAAACTTGGAAAAGACACATTAGAAGGTGTTTTAAATGCAGAGAAGGTTCTTACAGATAAATATAGGAAAGGTGGATTATTAGCATTCTTACTTCAACTAGATGCTCATATAAATCCCAAAAATGCAGCTCAATCAAAATTGATCACAGCAATATTAGATCAACTTGAAGCAATAGATGAATCAAGGACAGTAAAACTCATTCCACTTGGTAAAGGCTATTCCATTGAAGCAATGAAATCACCAGTAGAGGACGAAAAAATATTAGCATATCTCAACGTTTATAAAAAAGATTTAGGAAAATTTATGAATGTTGATATAGAAGTTTATCGGGAGTTAATGAAAAAAGATATCGAAAAAGCAATGATGTATTTACACAACAAAGCAGTACGCCCCATATTGCAACTTTTTGGAGAGCATTTATCAGCTCTCTTTTTTAATGGAGATTCGAATTTTCATGTTGAAGCGGAGATAAATATTTTAGATTTTGTAACGTACAGTACCAAAACAAATATTGCTTATAACTTAGTGCGAACAATGATTTCTACTCCAGATGATTCAAGAGCAATGCTTGGATTTAAAAAATTAAATACGGATGAATCTAGTAAGTTGTATATCTCGAAAGATTTGGTCAGTGGTGAAGATCTCGGAAAAGCAACAGATGATTCATTGAAGGGGGGTGATGACGATGGCAAAGAAAAAGGAAGTGAGAACATTTGACATCACCAATCTCCGTACGCGTGATGGGGCTGAAGGTGAAGCCAATGTAATTGAAGGTTACGCTGCTGTTTTTAATTCGCCAACGATGATCGGTGACTGGTTTGAAGAATCGATTGCACCAGGAGCATTTGGAAAAGCAATCTCTGCAAATGGGGATATTCGAGCTTTATTTAATCATGATTGGAACAATGTACTTGGAAGAACTAAATCAGGTACTTTACGTTTATCGGAGGATGAACGAGGGTTGAAATTTGAAGTGGATTTGCCAGATACATCCGTTGCGCGTGATTTAGCCGAAAGTTTGAAACGTGGCGATATTAATCAGTGCTCC